TTATTTGTTTTCCGCTGACTTGGTGATAAAACTTTTAACCTTATTGCAACACTCAATACAAAGATGCTTGTCCTCGTTTACAGTATTTCGCATCGACATACCCTGTGCATTAAATAAAAGCGTTACACCGTCAACATTCATATTGATTGGCTTATCGCACATATCACAAAAATATTTAAGCATTTTTCACATCTCCTGTAGGCAACATAATTTTCCACCCGATTCTAACAAGATGCTGTTTTGATTTATCTTTTTCAATATAGATAAGTTTATCTATATTTTCCTGAAGAATTAATTCGATAGTATCTAAGCACTGTTTAAATAGAAGATTTTTTGCTTCTTCAATATCATTTGGATTGATAATATCTAAAAGTATAAAATCACCATATGGTTTATAATCTGATAGATTTTGTGTAAACAGTGCACTTTCATTAGGTGGTATGTTTTCTGGTATATTTTCAATATATTTAATACCTCTTCCATTTTCATAATTAATATGTTGTAAAATATCTGTGATTGTGTGCTTAGTCATAATACTTATAGTCTTTTTAGTATCACGGTCACAGCAATCATTCCAAAGCATATATAATTTATCGCCTGTTATGTCGTTGTCTTGCATACGCTTAAATGCTATTTCTGCACCAAACATATCAACTTTATAGGCATCAATCAAAAAAGTTAAAGCTCCTGGATTGCCTTTGCAAATATCAAAATTTACCACTATTCTCACTCCGTTTTCATAAAGCGATTGTATAAGAATTTATTGTCTTCTGTAGATTCAGGTGCATCAAAATCTATTGGTTCAAAATTTCCGTGTATTTCAGCTACATGAATGGTTTCTTTTATTCTATCTTCCAATCGCTTCAACTTTTTCTGTACTGCGTTGTTAATTGTCTCCTGGCTTAAATCAAATATAACTTCTAATTGATTAAGCATAATGTAACAATCTGCTATTTCTTCTACAATATTTTCTGTATTGTCTGCACCGCGTTTATGCTTACAAATTTCTTTGGTAAGTTCTGCAAATTCTTCAATTGCAATATTGAGTTGCATATCCTTACCATAAAGCTGTATTGCGTGTTCAAAAATTCTTCTTGTCGTTGAACTTTCTTCCAACACATCATTATCATTTCGAATAATAGCAAAAAGTTCTTCATCAAAAATAATTTCAGCAATTTTGTGTATTGTATTAATTTTTTCACTAATATCTTCTTGTGGTCTATTTTTCATTTTCACGCTAATCAGTATTTTTTTCATTCTGCATCACCTCTAAGAATCATATTTGTAACAGATTTAATTACTCTGTACTTTTCAAGTTCTTTGTTGAGTTTTTCATTCTCTTCCTGAAGAACAGAAATAATCTTTTCTGCCTGTGCTTTTGTATCGGCAATTTCGTTTCTTGCCTTGATTATGATTCTTGTACCTCTTCGAACAATACAATTTGCAAAAGGTGGCTCTGAACCTGGTTCTTCTTTTTTGAATAAGTGACCTGCTTCATCTTCATATGCTTGTGCTTCTTCTTCAAAAGTCATTTCTCTGCAAGTACCAACCATCTCTGACATATTTACACCTCACTTTCAAGGAAATTTATAAACTTTGAATAACATTCAATACAGAGGTCTATCCGCTGACCGCCACAACCTCGGTATTCTCCTGGTGCATTCAATATTATTTTTGCTGAATTATCTTTTGCCGGCTTATAGTAAACAGGTATTTCAGCACCACACCTGTCACAACTCAATGTGGTTACTCGACTCACGATTCAAACACCTCACCATATTCAGCCCAAAATGTTTCAAAGTCTGTACCATAATAAAAATCTTCAAACATTCTTTCCTCGTCAAAGTCTTCAGGAAGGTCGATTTCTGCTAAAATGATTTCTATGCCAACGCTATAATCTAAAATGTTTTTTCTGGATTCTTTCAAAGGACTCAGACTAATACCGATTTTATCTAATTGGTCATCAAGTTCATCGATTTGCTTTTGACTCTCAAAAAGCCATTTAATAAGTTTTTTAATCATTTGTATCACCTCTTAATATTTCTTCAATCTGTTTATCAAGGTTATGTATAAGCCCATCACAGTCGCCATGTGCAGCGTGGGCTTTCCACGATGTATAACACTCATCAAACTTTTTACGGTCAATTTTGCCTTCGTTGACAAGCTTGGCCATTCTTTTATATTTACGGACTGCGTTATGCTTGTTTTCGTTTCTTATCTTACATACGGTTTTACCGTCACGAATATAAGTGTGAAAACCAAGAAACTTTATACCGTTCTTAAATGGTATAATCTGCGTTTTTCCGTTGAGTGTTAATTCTAAACCCTCTACATATTCAGTAATCTTTTTAAGGCAGTATTTAAGGTATTCCTTGTCAGGATGAATCAAATAGAAATCATCCATATACCTGCCATAATACTGAATATTGAGTGTTTCAGTAATGTAATGGTCTAAACCATCAAGATAAAGAAGTGCAAATACCTGTGATGTCTGATTACCTAATGGCAAGCCTTTTCCGTCTGTACTATCTATAATAAGATTACAGAGCCATCTGATACCGTCATCATCAAACTGTTCGGCCACAAGTTTTTTAAGTATCTCGTGGTCAATGTTATAGAAGAACTTGGTTATATCTGCTTTTAATATGTAAATGTTCATACCATAATTGGTATAAGCTTCAAGCATATCGGATTTGAGCGTTTCTAATCCGAATAAGGTTCCTTTACCTATCTGCCCTGCAAAATTGTTTCGTATAAACTTATTTGCGAGTTTTGGCAACAGTACATTGTCACATAAGCTGTGCTGCACAATCTTATCTACAAATGCTCCTGCTTTGATTATTCTTTCCTTTGGTTCATAAACCTTGAATTCAAAGTAACCTTTGATTTTGTATTCACGATTCACAAGCAATTCTCTAAGAATATTTATACCGTCAAGAGCCATTGTTTCAAACTTTGCTGAACTTCCTTTGTAGCCTTTACCACACTTCGCTCTGCGATATGCCCGGTATAAGTTTTCAAAGGAAGTTACCTTTTCAAAATCTGTCATAATAATATTTATAGGGAGAGGTTGTGCGTTCTTTTGATGTGATGCACTGATTTCGGCGTATTGCCTACTCTTCCTCGCTTTTCACCGGAACGGGCGAACCCCACCGTCATTGTTGTAGTTGTTGTAGTTAAGTATTCCATTATTGTTGACGACGCGGACGCAAAAAAGAAGTTACAACGCACAACCTTTGCGTTATCTGTCTTTGTCCCTTTTTCTCCATGCAAGAGTCATATGTTTAACATCAGAGACAAGACCTGACCAATATTCTGTTCTTTTCGGTGTAATGATGTTTTGCATCATTGACATCTCTATGTAGAAAAGAAGCTCTTCGCAAGAAACAATTGCCTGCGTCTGCAAATCATATCTTGTATATTTGTTTTCAACTCGAGTACGATTTGCTTCTAACAAACTTTCATAGATATCGAAACTCTTGCGTTGCATTCTGTCTACAAGCGTAAAGCGAAATTTCTTTGGAAAGTTATTGTTATTTGATGTAACTTTCAAAGTATAAGAAGCAAGCTCTTTTGCTTTGATTATTACTTGCATTTCCTTTTCAATTGGTTTATCTTGTCTCATCTGTTTTCACCTTTAAGATACCGAGATAGAAGAATTTAAGATATAAAACGGGCGAACCCCACCGACATAGTAGTAGTAGTAGTAGTAAAGTACCCCAATAAAGCTGACGACGCGGACGCAATCGTCCCAACCAGGCACTGCAATAGGAGTAGCAAGCCACCACCAACGACCAGGATTATATTTTTCAAGAATATCGTGATACTTACGGAAGTTATCACAAGTCAAAAGACTAATCTTGTCCTGTACTGAACCATACTTTTTACTGCCCTCATCAGATGTGAGGTCAACTGTATGCTCAATAATATTATCTGCACCAACTTCTGCAGAGAGCTTGTCCAAAAACTCTGTATTAAGCATTTTGCGAATACTTGACTTTTTATAATCATTTGAGTCATTGTCAAACTTTGCACGCTTATAAAAATCTTTAAGCATACATACTGTTTTGCCATCAGGAAGATGTTCAAGAACGATGTGCTCCATTGTTTCTGTTTTGAATGTATTTCCTACTTCAACTTTTGATAATGTCATAATATTATTCCTCCACTTCAGAGACCAAGATATTAGATTTTAAGATACAAAACGGGCGAACCCCACCGTCATTGTAGTAGACGTCGCAGACAAGCACCCCATCACTGCCGACGACGCGGACGCAACCACATAAATCTTGTTTTGAACAAGCAGTTGCTAACCACCACCATTTATCAAGATTAGGACCAATAGCGTCTCTGTTTTCCTTATACATCTGTTCGGTAATAAGGCTGACTTTATCTGTTACAGAGCCATAAACCTTAAGACCATCTTCTGTAGTAAGGTCAACTGCGTGTTCAACAATGTTTTCAGCACCTACTTCTGCAGCAAGCATTTCATAAACTTCTGTGTTGAGATACTTTCTGATAGAGCTTTCTGCATAGTTTACGGTGTCTTCATCAAACTTTCTGCGTTCAGAAAGAGCATATCTCCAAAGCAATCCGGTTTCGCCACCTAACTGCTTAAATACAATAAATTCAAGGTTGCCGATTTTGATTACTTTACCCGGTTCAACATTACCGAGCTCTTTAAGATTTGTGTGGCCGATAAGATTTTTAATCTCTTCATCGGTTACACCCTCAATAATGACTTTGTTTCCTTCTACTGTTACTTTTTTACTCATTGGTAAATCTCCTTTTATGATATTTTAAGAATTTGCTTTATCCTGCATAACAGTGGTGAGCTTAAGAACTGCACCTTTGAACTTACCCTGCTGCTCTGCATCCATTTCGTCAACAAGAGCAAATAGAGAATTAAAGTTATCTTGAATCGCCTGAATATACACCATAGCTTTAGCAGATTTTGTATCTGAAAGTGAAAGTTGCTTTTCAAGGGTCTTTTTGTCAGTATCGGCAGAAGCAATAGCATCTTCAAGCTCTTTGATTTTATTGTTCTGCTTTTGCTCTTTTTCTTTGTACTTTGCCTTTACCTCTTTTTCGGTTTCCTTTTTTGCAACTGCAACAGCTTCATCAATCTGCTTTTGCACTTCGGTGCTATTATCAGACTCGACTGCGTTTCGGGATTTATATTCTTCCTCAAGCTCTTCACGAAGGTCCTTAAGTTCCTGTTCGTGCTGCTTGTCCTTTTCGTCAAGTTTTTCATTGAGCAGCTCAATTTCTTCCTTCAAATCCTCAACCTCTGTATTGTCCGCTGACTCATTACAATCTTCTGATACATTATCAGTTGACTGAGCTTCATCAAGTTGTTCTTTGAGCAGGTCAATCTGTTCGCCCATTTCCTTACTCTTTTTTATAAGCTCCTTAATTTCAGAAACAGACATATTTTCAAAGGTACCGTCATAAAGTCCTTCAGCACGCTCTACAGGATTCATACCAGCAATAAGTTCAAGCTTTGTAATGCCAAGATTTGCATTTGATTGCAAAACGGAAGGACCAAGACGCTCGTATGTAGATATGTAGTTATATGCCATACGTGATTTAATACCAGCCATACCTTCGCAGTAATTATCAAAGGTATCGTAACCTAATTGTTCATACAGCTTTTCATCACGCATTTTTTTTAGGTCCTTACAGACTTCATATAAGGAACGGGCACAGATTTCGCCGTTTGCCAGAATACGTTGATGAGTTTGTAAAGCATCTTCATAGATTGCTGTTACATCTGTTGCTTCAATATTTATAATTTCACTCATAATAAATCTCCTTTATGCCGCTGATGCGGTCTTTTTCTTTTTAGGTCGTTTACTACCTTGCTTAACCCAAGAGAGCCATTCGTTTACAAATTGCTCTTCTCTTTCAGTAAACTTATATCTGTTTTTCTTGCCCTGCTTTTGTTGAAGTGTTGATTTTTTACCACTACCGTGTATTTCAATAGTTACAAATCTTTTATTAGGATTTGAACATTTTCGCATAAATAAGATAGTCAATACACCATCTATATGTCTTGCAGCATAACCACCAACACAATGCTCGAGTGTTTTACCTTCCTGAATAATATCATTTACTCCTTGTGGTATAACAATCATATATTCACCGTCAGAGTATTCATACATTTTTTGTAGCTTTTCATATCGTGGCTTATATTTCTCAAACGCCTTTTTATCAGCTAATTTTCTAGCATTGTCCGATGCTTTGTCATGTGCATCCTGTAAGTTTTTGGGATATATAACATCGGAACGAGATAAATCATATTTAAGCTCTTCAGCAAATTTAATATAGTCCAACCATAGCTGACCATTATATTCTAAAACTTTATTATTTTTTGAATTTTCATTCTGTAATTGATTTTGATGAGTTAAATATGTTTCTACCTTGAAAAGATTTAATTTATATTTTTTAATCTTTTCAGATATTGACAGAAGCAAATTAGAACCAGCCGCTTTTGACAATCGTGCAACAACATCATATTCAAGATTTGGATATACCTTTAAGAAGTTCATATACACCACAAAATCAGTGATAGAATAAAAATGTTCTTTAAGTTGTGCAAACTGTCTTTTATTCAACCCAAACATCTCTTGCGGATTTTTACCTGACCAGTTTATATACCGTTTCATTGGTCTGCCTTGAATTAGATTACACACTATGTCACCAAGTCCAAGTTTTATAAGTATTTCAATTTGAGGATACCTTGCGGAATAACACAGAAATTTACAAAATGGCCAATCAACACAGTTGATATAATATGCCTGCCACATAAATCGGTCATACACATCCCGAAAGTCTTCTATTTGACGAACTGAATATTTTAAGAATGTATTATGCAATTCTTCATCCCTTATGTTGTAGCCTTTTAAATTCGAAAAGTTGTAGCCAATGCTTTTGACATAAGGCTCTGCCGGTGACTTCGCTTCCCACATTCCCCAATAAGTGCACCTGAACTGTCTTTGTGTTTCAGGTGTTATGTAATAAATGGAGTTTATGTCATATCCCGGCATTGAGAATAATCCGTTTGCACTGTAATTTTTCCAAGCATACACAGCAATCAAATACACTTGGTTATAATCAACGGCTTTTGCCAATACAACTCTACGATATTCATACAGGGTCTTTCCTGTTCTTACATACCTAAGATTTTTGTAAAAACCTTTTTTACCACAGATTTTACATTTTGCACCATAGTTATTATGTTTAACTTCGTATGCTTTGCTTTCTTCATAATCTATAGTAAATTTTTGATGGCAATTACTACACTCGCAATCATATCGATATTTTTTGGGATTATCTTTATAAAAAATATAGCCTGTAAATTCAGCATTTATCTTTTGCTCATCCAGTTCATCTAATTCAGGTACAGTATGATTAATTTGTTCAGAAACCCATTGATAAACATCCTTTTTTCTTAACATTATCAACACCCCTAAAACAAATCATCAATTGACAATTTGATGACCTTGCCCTGTGGTTTGGCAACAGAGCCTATAAGGTCAATTTCCATTGTCATTTTTATATCTGCACCGGGGAAATAAAAGTTGACTGCCTTTTTATATACCTCAAGGTCAGAAACACTATTTCCTGTACCTTTCATTATTTCAGTGCAACAATCTGATAATGTTTTATCTGTCTGCACAACAGCCTGTGCAAACTCTTCATCCTGTTCACAGAATGTTTCTAATGTATATGCAACATCGTCTTTAACCGCTGATGCTTTTCTATCACCACTCTTAAATGACTTACGCTCATTACCGAGCTTTTCTATAGCTTGTTCTCTATACATAATAATTAAGCTCCTTTTTCCAGATTCTTTAAGTATTTACCTTTAATGTAATTTTCAAATTCAAAGCGTTCTTCATCCGATAATGGAAATCTTTCTGGAATACCCTTCCATTGCTTAAAACGATAAAACAAAGGTGTTATCAAAGGATGATTTATATTCACAAGATAACCATAAGGATTATCAAACATAAACATCGGCTGTCCACAACTATTTTCATTATCCAAATAAATGACCTCTTTTCTATTTGACAAATTTGGAAAAGGAAGTTATAATTAACTTGTGAGGTTTATTATGACTTCCTAATCTTTAATGACCGTGTTAGTTCCCGCTGACACGGTTATTTTTTGTTTGCAGCACTTTATATTTACTGACATCAATGCCTAACGCTTTAAGTCTTGCCTGTGCCTTTCTCAAACCCTGAGCACGCTGAATCTCAGTTTGATAGTGGCCACATTTCTTAGAACTTTTACAATGCGTGGTCGTCAGTATCGAGCACTCACCATTATGTAACGCCCAACAATCGTGCTTTGGTGTGCATAGTTCTGTGTTTACTGTCTTCATATTTTCACTCCTTTACTGAATAATGTGTGTTAAGAAACAATCCAATATTGCATAGGCAGTAGCAATTGCTATACACGCCCAGCTGATTATCTCAACCTTAAGGCAATTCAAATCAGCTTCAATGTCTTTCATCAATCGGCCACGGTGACCGTTGTAACCATTGTTACTTGCCAACGCGTATTCTTTCTTGTATTTCTTATGTAGATTTACAAGCGAATGCAATTGAATGCAAAATAAGGATTCTGCAATTATGAGCAATACAAATACTGCAAACCACACTATTTTGATTACAACATCTAAAATTTCAAGCACATTTCTCACTCCCTTGCTGTTGTTTTAACCAGGATTCATATTCATCTTCAAGACCGCCACGAACAACTACCAAATGACAGCCATAATATTTGTTTTTACATTTAATAGTTGTTTCATTATTTTCACCGAGCAGTTTCTTAAACTCCTGGTATCGTTCATAGAACTTTTTAGTGTGTTCAAATAGAACTTGTTTCAAGTCTTCTTCCGGCATACTCACACCGCCTGTTCTTTCCAGTATTCTCCGTGTTGGTTAAGTACGCCACCAACATCAGATTCATCAACAACTTTTGATACAACTGTTACACCTTTACTATTTCTTATACGAACACGCATTTGTCCGTTGCTTAAAGGTCTCACTATTGCTATGTCACCCTGAGCAGTTACAAATCTTCGCATTTAATTTCCTCCAAACAACTTTTGATTTGTTTTATCACGGTCTATACGCCACTCTCGGCCAAACTTGGCTGCACACATTTTTCCTTCGCTGCAAAGTTTTCTTACAAGGTCCTCAGGGATTCTCCAAAGAATACTTGCTTCCTCTACATTCAGATATGCAGGAGCTTCTTCTACTGTTTTGTATTGCTGATTCCATTTGGGTTTTAATGCAACTACTCCGCCCGGCATAGAAACACCGTCCTTTCTTTTAGTTCACAGAGCTTTTCCACTGTACAGACTGCGTTTTGGTGTTTTAATTATGGAAATACAAAAATTCATTGTGGGGATTGAAAATTTTGAAACTATACAAAGATGCCCTATTTTCTGTATATAGTTTTTTGCGCCTGTACAGCAGAAAAGCCCTGTGAGGTATAATTTTTATTAAGTGCTTTACAAATAAATTGAATTATTGTAAAATAATGTCGCCACTTGGCAAAGAAAGGAGTTGGTCTTTTGACCAAACTTTTGACTTTGCCTGTTCCCGGAGTGTGACACTTTCACACTAATGATGCGAGGCAAAAAAAGCAGAATGGAAACTGCGTAAGTGATTTAACTTCTCAAGAAGAAAAAGCATCTTTTTTTCGCAGAGAGTAAAAAGCGATACTCAACAGGCACCTACCTGTATAAACAGGGTGAGTTTCGGCTATGCAATTATCGAGGTCGTGCTCGTAAAAACACAGAATGTGTATAGTACTCTTTGCTGCAAGATTTTCCGGGTAACCAAATTTCACAAATTATAGTTTGTAAACACACTGCAAACTATTTTTTGTGGTCGTTGTGTTTAGAATTTCTAAACTGCTTCGGCATAAAAAAACAGACCTATATCTTTTTGCTCGATATCAAGAATAGAACATATTCTTGATATTTCTTTTTGCTTAAAGAAAGCCTGTCCATTTAATTTAAGGCTTAAGGTTGTTGGAGTCATACCAATTTTTTGTGCCAATTCCGCCTGTGTTAAGCCTTTTGATTTGATTTTACCTTCTAACTCTGAATAGTCAAAACTTACTGCTGAATCATTAAAACTCACTGTTTTCACCTCGCTTGTTTAGAATTTCTAAACTCATATTATCACAGCATTTTTTATTTGTCAACACTTATTTTTTATTTTTTCTAAACTTTTTTTATTTTTTTCGAGAAAAAATATTGATTTTTCTAAACTTTAATGGTATTATGTCAACGAGGTGAGAATATGAAAAGGTCTTGTTCTGAACGCTTATCTCAAGCGTTATCAATTAAAAATATAACTCAAACGGAACTATGCAAAAGAACTGGTATTCCAAAAAGTGCAATGTCTCAGTATATAAAAGGTAATTTCGAACCTAAGCAAGATAGAATATATTTAATTGCAAAAGCCTTAAATATAAGCGAAGCTTGGTTAATGGGTTATGATGTTTCTATGCACAGAGAAGAAAATGCAAAAAAAACAGGTATAAAAATTCCTGTTCTTGGATTAGTTCGTGCAGGGATTCCAATGGATGCAGTTGAATATATAATCGACTATGAAGAAATCAGTGAAGATATGGCACGCCAGGGTGAATTCTTCGGTCTTCAGATTAAGGGCGACAGTATGGAGCCTAAAATCAGTGAGGGCGATGTTGTTATAGTTCGTAAGCAGCCAGATGTTGAGAGTGGTGAAATTGCTATTATTCTTGTAAACGGTGACGAGGCTACAATTAAAAAGGTGCAAAAGTTTAATGGTGGTATCAACCTTATACCAAGCAACCCTGCTTATGATGTAATGACATACACAAACGAACAAATAGAAAAACTACCCGTCCGCGTTCTCGGTAAGGTAGTCGAATTAAGAGCAAAGTTTTAGGAGCACAGTTTTGGAGATTGCAGTTATTATAATTGGTGTTTTAGCATTAATTTTCTTTATAGATAAAAAGGCTTCTGAAAAAAATGCTATATGTCAATCAATATTAGAACGAGAAATTGATAAAATTCTCGAAGATAGTAAAATTAAACTTTCATCATACACACGACATTATCAAACATTGCATGTTGCTACTGTTAGTACTGATACTACAAGAAGAGAATTTTATCCAAAAAGATATATTGATGTTGTAAAAAACAACTACAACAACAAAAAAATCATTCACGATTGTGCTGTTTACTTAATTATGGATTCCATTATTTCACATAACTACTGCTTGAAACAACCATTAAGTGAAGAGGATATGACAATATACACATTTTTGTTAGAAGATAATTATTTTCTTTTTGAAAATTATGGCATCAATAAGGAAGATATACCCAGTCAAGAATTATATCAAAAAGTTATTCGTCTCATTGAAAGAATATAAATAAAAACCGCCCATCTGCTACCAACAGATGAACGGTTCATATACGGTCTGAGTGTGATACTCAAAACCTGCTCGTCAAAGCGTGTTTATTGTATCACACCCGGACTTAAAAATCAAGTCTCGGGTATTTTTATGCCCAAAAAGGAGTGATACTATGCCTAAAAAATCTAATACCAAAAGAGAAGACGGCAGATATGTTGTAAAGATATATCTTGGAATTGTTGACGGAAAGAAAAAATATAAATATGTTTATGGTAGCACACAAAAGGAAGCCAATCAAAAAGCTGAAGAAGTAAAAGCAACGCTAAAAAAAGGTATAGATATAACATCTAATAGTGATAGTTTTGAAGTATGGGCTAATTATTGGTTGGTTGCAAAGAAACAAGAAGTATCTGTTGACCAAAGCAATATAATAGAAAGTCGAATAAAAATATGGAAATCATACCTTACAGGCTATAAAATCAATCAAATTATGCCCTTAACATTACAAGAAATCGTATATAAGATATCAGAAGAAAACCCATATACAAAAAGAAAAACTGCTAAAGGAACTCTTAAGAGTTATGTGCAAATTATAACTGCTGTTTTTGATTTTGCAATAGAAAATCGCATTATTGATTTCAATCCTGCAGCAAGATTAAAATTACCACAAAATGCACCACAAAAGAAAAGACGAGCACTAACCGCTGAAGAACGCAACAGAATCATTGAATTTGAACACAGAGCAAAGCCTGCAGCTATGCTCCTAATGTTATCAGGTCTTCGGCGTGGTGAAGCAACTGCGTTGAAGTGGAACGATATTGACTTTGATAATAATCAAATAATTGTCAGTTCATCTTATAATTTCAAACAAAAAGCATTTAAGTCACCTAAAAATGGGAAAACAAGAATCGTGTCCGTTCCTCAAATGCTTATTGATTATCTCAGCACCTTAGAACAGCACTCCCCTTTTGTGCTCACCTCTGCAAATGGTAATATGATGACCGATACTGCGTGGAAAAGATTATTTGAAAGTTATATGATTGATTTGAATTTAGAATACGGTTGTTTTACAAACACACCTAACAAATTTGCACCGATAAAAGTCCCTATGATGATTACACCGTTTTCTCCACATGAACTACGACATACCTTCTGTACAATTATGTATGAAGCCGGTGTTGATGTTCTCACAGCAAAGGAACAGATGGGTCACTCTGATGTAAAGACAACGCTGGAAATATACACTCACCTTGATGCTGAAAAAAAGAAACATGATATATCTAAATTAGATGCATTTTTAACCCCTGAAAACAAAAATGGTGGTCAAATGGTGGTCAAAACCTCGTAAAAATGGCTCTACATAGCCACTTTTAACATAAAAACGAAGTTCTCCAAAACCGCGTGCCGAGGGTTCGAATCCTTCTGCCCCTGCCAAAAAGGAAAAGAGTCGTTTTACGGCTCTTTTTCTTTTTAGTTTGTGTAAATGGGTTGGATTCACGGCACGCGGAGCGTGTCGAGGGGTGCGGGTCTCCGGTGGAGACCTCTGCGAAGCAGAAGCACCGACCGAGCCGGCAGGCGAGAACGAATCCTTCTGCCCCTGCCAAGTGTGAAAAATCCGAACGCATTACCGTGACAGTAATGTGTTCGGATTTATTGTTTTTCTATCACAAACAACACTCAAATAGGGGACGGTTCGCGTATAAACCGTCCCCTTATATTTTTTATCCTAAAAATCCGCTGAAAAGTCCGCCACCAGTTGTACTTTCTTCAGTTTGTGGTTCGGTGCTTGGTGGTGGTCCGTAA